ACACGCCGCAGGAGCAGAGAACGATGAGAATAAAGAACTCTGGGAGAAGAAGTTTTACCAAACCATTGGTGAAGGTGATCTCATTCCTGGCGGTCGTATCCTTTACGGGTCTGGTCGTTCTAATCAGAACCTCCTAAACTGCTATGTTCTTGACCCCGAGGATAGCGTCGATAGTATTGGTAAGACTATCTCAGATATGTACAAGATTTCTTGTGGCGGCGGTGGAGTAGGCTTCAACTTCTCCAAGGTTCGCCCCAAGGGTGATGATATTCAAAACATTCCTAATAGCGCACCAGGAGCAATCTCAGTCATGCGTATGATAAACGAGATCGGCTCCCATGTTCGGGCAGGAAAGAATAGACGAACTGCTCTCATGGCTATTCTGAATGTCACCCATCCAGACTTTATGGAGTTCCTCCATGTAAAGCTGGATCGCGGTGAACTGACCAACTTCAACATCTCTGTCGCCATTACCAAGCGTTTTATTGAGGCGGTAGAGAATGATGAGGATTGGCACTTTACTTTCGGTGGTCGCCACCAGCACTACTATGTTTATACCCTTGATCGTAAGTCCAAAGAAGGAGACGATCAGGTACAGGTTGTAGCAAAGAGCGAGGAAGATGCAATCGGGAGAGCAAAGCTACATCATCTCAAACACTATGAGGATGTTTTTGAGAACCCCGTCGTAACTCCCGTCAAAGCTAAAGATCTTTGGAAGCGCATCGTTGATAACGCTGTAGAGTCTGGAGAGCCTGGAATCTTCAACATTGATTTTGCAAATGAATTTACTAATGTTTCTTATTTTGAAGATATGCCAAGCACTAACCCTTGTGGGGAAGAAGTCCTTCCTGCTTATGGAAACTGTTGCCTTGGTCATGTCAACCTTGCTAATATGGTTGATTCAGATGGCGTTGTTGATTGGCGTAGGCTTGCTCGCACTGTGCGTCTTGGTGTCCGCTTCCTTGACAATATTCTTACTAGCAATCATTTCCCGATTCCCGAATGTGTCGAAGCGGCAGTCCGATCCCGACGAATCGGTCTCGGAGTCACAGGACTGCACTACTTCCTAATCAAAGCTGGCTACCGCTACGGTTCTGAGAACTGCCTTGAGTTTACGGAAAGACTATTCTCTACCATTCGTAATGAAGCATACAAAGCGTCCATGTATCTTGGCCGCGAGAAGGGTAGCTTCCAAGCATACGAGTGGGAGAAGCTAAAGGAAGAGAAGTTTATGAAAACTCTCCCCAGCCGCATCCGTTCAGACATCAAAAAGAATGGTCTTCGCAATGCCGTTATCCTAACTGTAGCACCCACAGGAACTGTCTCAATGGTACACAATGTCTCTACTGGACTAGAGCCTATTTTCTCTCCAGTCTATAAGAGACGCTGGCGTACCGGGACAGAGGGTGTATGGAACGAAACGATTGTTATTGATCCACTATTCAAGGATATGTACCTTCGTGGTCGAAATGTAGACCACTGTGTTGGTGCTTATGAAGTTACTCCAGAGGAGCATATCAAGATGCAAGCTGTTGTTCAAGCTCATATTGACTCAGCCGTATCAAAGACTTGTAACCTCCCAAGCGACTTCAAAGCTGAGTCTCTGTACGATGAACTAATCACCTATGCTAACGACATGAAGGGATTTACTTTTTATCGCGCTGGCAGTCGAGGCAATGAGCCTCTGGAGGCTGTACCAATCGAAGGTATTGATCTAGACAAGCTCTTCCAAGAAGGCAAGATCGAATCTGAGGTTGCGTCCCAGGACAACTGCGCCAACGGAGTTTGTGAACTGTAATGGCTAAGTGCAAACATGAGTTTCGTGCGCCAGATCTTGTATCAAAGGTCTGGCGTTGCACCAAATGTAACAAAAAGGTTCAACCTTTTGAGGGGCAGGAACTTATCAACGATGACCCGTGCGAACACAAAAGCTGGTCTTCCAAGGTAGGAGAAAGAACTCTAAAGAGGAACGGTGAGTGGGACTTTGTTTGGGAAAAGAGATGCCTAGAGTGCCACGAAGAGCTTCCAAGAGATTGGGGCAAGAAAGGAGTTTGGGCTGGAGATCTCAACACCGAAAACCTCAGAGAGATGCAGTTTCAGTGCCAAAATCTAGATTGCGACCTTCCTGGCGCAAGAATCCTATGGGCAAACCTAGAGGAGCCTCCTGAGTATATCCCGTATCACGCAGACTGCCCCGTATGCGAAAGCAAAATGGATTTCGTTCCTACCTTATCCCTAAACGGCGTGGTTGTAGGTACAGACAATCCAACATATACAAAAGCCGCTGCCGACTCTGAACACAAGTGGATGGAACTTCAAATCGAAGAGACGAAGAAAGCTATCAAAGGTAAGTCCGGCGCAGCACCTTACTCTAAAGCAAAGATTGATTATGAATATTGGGCAGAACAAGGAGTTGCTAAGAAAACTACATTTGAGGAAGGCGAGGAGAGAAAGCGTCTTCTTGACGAACGGAACCGAGCCATTGCTGGCAAATCCAAAGACAAAATCGACCGACAAACTACTAAAGAGTATGTTGGACGAACCAAGAATGACTAAACCCTGCTACAAAGGAACCAAGAAACTAAAGATGATTTGTGACTCCCCTATTGTCCACCTTTTCAATGAGTCGGACAACCCAGATCCCGAATACAAAACAGAAGGGGCTGCCGGATTTGATCTAGCGGCTTCTGAGGATATTTGGATCTACCCCGATTGCGTAACTCTCGTTCCCACTGGATTGCGTATGATTATTCAACCAGGATGGGAGGGTCAGGTCAGACTGAGAAGTTCACAAAGTCTGAGAAATCTGATCATTCCTAACGCCCCAGGTACTATCGATTGTGATTACCGAGGGGAAATCAAGATCATCCTAGCTAACCGCTCACACGAACCTATCAAGATCAAGAAGGGAGAGCGCGTAGCACAAATGGTGATCGCACCAGCTTTCCAAGCAAGATTGGTTCGGATTCCTGATCGAGATGCCTTTAATATAGTGGATGAAGCCTCAACCTCCTCCAGTTCACGGGGAGAAGGCGGCTTCGGCTCGACAGGTAAGAACTAATGACCAAATATTCATTTCAAGAATCGACGCAGCAAGGTATTCTGTGTCTTGCGAAATATGACGAGAACTTCCTAGTTCAAGTCATGCCGATGATCAAGGCAGACTATTTTGAGTTTCCGTGTCACGGGCGTATTTGGGATGCGATTGCTTCCCACTACCTCAAGTATAAGGAGACCCCAAATGATGACCAAATCATCGACTTCGTAAAAAACACGAAGACTGAAACTGAGCGGCTATCTGATTACACCTATGAACTAGAGCAAATCAACAAGCTCGACATTCAAGCGGAGTCTAACCCGGATTATTACATTGATCTGGTTGAGGAGTTCGCAAAGGAGCAATCAATCAAGTCCGCTATTCTGGAATCGGTCGATCTTATCAAAGGTAAGAAGTTCGCCATGATCGAGGAAAAGATCCGTTCTGCTCTCAATGTAGGGCGAACGGTAGATCTTGGTCAAGACTATGTTGAGGACTTCGATGAGCGGATTGAAAGGCTAAACAACAAAACTGTTGCCCCATCTTTCAGAACTCCATTCGACACCGTGAACTATGAGTTGGAAGGAGGGATGTGCCGCAAGGAGTTCGCAATGGCAGTCGCGCCTCCAGGTGTGGGTAAGTCGATTTACCTTGTCAATCAAGGCTGTCGATCCATCCTGGATGGTCACAATGTTCTTTATGTTTCACTTGAAATGAGCGAGGACCGAATCGCACAAAGATTTGATTCGGTCCTTACTCGCACCAAGCTGGCAGAAGCCAAAGAAGACAGTACGATTGTTGCGTATCGCCTCAAGGCGATCCAAGACAAGCTGGCGGAGAGTGGTAGGACTATGGGCAAGCTCAAGATCAAGGAGTTCCCAACCAAGCGTCTTACCATCCCTGCGCTAAGAGCTTACATCAACCAACTAGATAACTACGAAGACTTCAGACCTGATGTTCTTATCGTTGATTATCTGGAACTGATGACGGGTGATGATTCTATGTCTGAGTATCAGATTCAGGAGCGTCTAGCCCAAGAGCTTCGTGGTATTGCAGTTGAGCATAACCTATTGCTGTGGACTGCTACCCAAACTAACCGAGAGGGGCGCAAGGTAGAGACTATTACCGATACCGAGCTTGCTGATTCCTATGGCAAGATTCGTGTAGCAGACCTCTCATTCTCCATCAACCAGCGTGAGGAGGAGTTCGACAAAGGGGAAGCCCGAGTGTATCTGATGAAGTCCCGCAACGGACGAGCTAGATATACTGTGCCTATCCGGGTGGATTACTCTAGGCTAATCATGTCACAAAAATGAGCTTCAACAGACCAGTTCAGATCTATTACGGAGGCAAGGTGTTCTCTGTCAAGTACACCACCAACCCGCTCAAAACAGAAGACACTTGGGGCTTTGTAGACTTCGGAAAGAACGAAATCCTAATCTACACGAAAGGTATCCAGGAGATCTCTATCGCAGAGACGCTTCTACATGAGTGCTGGCACATCGTAATGGAATACGCTGGTCTAGGAGGCTCAACAGAAGGTGATATGCCAACGCCAACTAACGAGTATCTTACCGCTCTTTGTGGGTGCGGAAACTTCATGCTCCACGCCCAGAACCCCGACCTCATCGCATATCTAAACGAGGTACTTCTAGTACAATGAACGCATCTCCCGAGATCGTTGAGACATACGAAACGCTGGAAGATAAATACCAGCACTATGTCAAGGCTTACACAAGCCTCAACTCAAACAGCGTAGACTCTCTTCTGGAGAAGCTACCAACACACCACGCTTTCTTTGGTGGAGTTTACGCTTACGCACGGTCACAATACGACCAATCAGTTGCTACTATGGAACGGGTAGAAGCTGAACTCAAAATCAAGTTCCGTAACCAACTACTAACCGAGGGAAAAAAGGCGACTGTTGATGCTACGACCTCTGAAGTTCTGGCTTGTCCAGAGTATCAGTCGGTCAAAGCAGCATCAGAAAATGCTCAGTACAAAATGCTCTTGGCAAAGAACTTGCTAAACAGCCTGGAGTACGCACGAGATATGCTCGTCCAGATTTCCGCTAACCGCAGACACGAATCCAAACTACTATAATGTCAATTGACCTAAACAAACTACGAGAAAAGTACGCCTCCATGAATAAGCAGGGTGGCGGAAACAATCAGGACTTCCTTGAGAAGTTCTTCATGCTAGACGAGGGCGAGGCGTATGTACGCATCTTGCCTTGGGACAGAGACGACCAGGACTGGTACGCTGAGTCCGCTATCCACCGCATCAACGGTCGCAACTTCCACTGCCGCAAGGTCAAGGACGAAGAATGCCCCGTGTGCGATGCCTACTACGCAGCGTGGAAGCGTATCGAAGCTACTGGTGGTCGCAACGCAGGAAACAACGAAGACGCAGCCACAGCCGCTCGCGCTCTCCGTGGCAACAAGCGTTACTATGTCAACTGCATTGACCGACGCACTGGCGATGTGAAGATCCTTTCGATGGGGCAAAAGCTGTTCAACAAGATTCTACAGACCGCCCTTGATGAAGATTATATTGGCGATAACGGTGAAACCGTATTCGACCTCAAAGAAGGTAACGATCTAAAGATTGTGAAAGAGAAGATTGGTGGCTATCCGAACTACGACAAGTCTGCGTTCCGCCCCAAGAAGACTCCCGCAGCAACCGATGCAGAAATCGCCGCCGCTATGGATGAACTTCACGATATTCACAGTCTTGTACGGATCGGTGATTACGGCGACATGAAGGAGTTCGCTGACGAGACTTCTGCTCTGATCAACCAGATCATTAGCCCGTCAAGTTCCCCGACACAAAGCTCCGAGTCGAATGAAGGTGACGATGATGATTATCTTTCTCACCTGAACAGCGACTTGCAGTTCTAATACCTGTCATTGAAAAGACCCTACTCTTTTGGGTAGGGTCTTATTTTTTTTCATTATCGACCTTCTATAGGCTTTAATAGATTATGGATGTATCTTCCCTAGAAAGCACTCCGACCGAAGTGCGAACAAAACGCAAGCTCCGCATTCTAGCTTGCCCCTCTAATCATGGCGGTTGTTCCTACTACCGTATTCTTATGCCTCTAAAAAAACTAGAGGAGAAGTTCCCTGATGAGGTAGAGATTCGTTGGGACGATAACCCCCTTGCCTGGGACAAGGAAAAGCAAACCACAACCCCACCTGATTTCCAGTATGAGAACTTCAAGTGGGCCGATATCGTGTTCACGCAAAACATCCATAACTTCGGCGGAGTGTACACGATTGAGATCCTCAGACAAGGACACCAGCACGGGTGCATGACGCACTTTGATACGGATGATCTGCTCACGGATCTATACAAAGGACATAGAATGTACGATCTGTATAAGGATAAGAACCTTGCGGAGCTAACCAAATATGTCTATAACAATGTAGATCTCGTTACCGTCACTCAGGCTAAGTTTGCAGAGCGCATCAGACCTTATGTTCGCGGCTGTCTAGCAATCATCAAGAACGCTATTGATTTTGATCTTGACTGCTGGAACAACCCAAGAATCGAAGCACCGGGAATCACTCGCTTCGGGTGGGCAGGGGGTATTCACCACGATGTAGATGTAAAGCAGTTCCGTGGAGTACCTCACCTAGTCAATCAGAAGGTGGGCAAAGAGAAGGTGCATTGGGGCTTCTACGGCAGACCTATGCCTCCTATCGTTGACGGTAAGCCTGATTGGAATGAGTGGCAGCAGGATGTTTGGAGAGGCTATGAGAAGAACCTAGCCCTGGGTATGAACGGAAAGAAGAATAGCAACTATCAAATCTTTACCGCACAGCCCCCGGATAAGTATGGTGTGTTCTATTCAAACATGGATGTAGCACTAGCGTTCCTTGAGCCTAACGAGTTCAACGATTCCAAGTCTGAGATCAAGCTCGCGGAAGCTGGTCGCTATGGAGTTCCACTTGTGGCTACCGATGTTGGCTGCTATGATGAGCATATCGTCAACGGCTTGAACGGATACCTGATCCCAAAGGAAAACAGATCAAAGGATTGGGTTCGCGTACTGTCTAACCTAGCTAAGAACCCAAAGAAGGTAAAGGAGATGGGCGAGAACCTACGCCAATACTGCAACACCATGTTCGATATCAACAAGCTAGTAGGCGGCAGACTTCACCTATACAAGACTATCCTAGAACACAAGTCGCAGATCCCCACTCAGCAGGAGGAGGTTACATCATGATAACTGTTGTTATTAGAACTCTCGGCAGACCAACGCTTGCCAACGCTGTGGAGTCCGCCGAGCGTGAGTTTGGAAAGGAAAATGTGCTAGTTCTGTTTGACGGCGACGAGGCAAAATCGCGGAGCGGGATTAGTTGTTATAACGAATATATTATCCCCAAGACCCCTGATGTTTACGGCTCGATGCTTTTG